TAGACACGGGTTCCAAATCTATTCACAACTATTGGACTCTATCAGAACCCTTAGAAGAATCCCAATGGAGGGCTTTACAGGAGGATTTGATCGCGTTATCAAGTGCGGATCCAGTTAATAAGAATCCTTCTAGGATTATGGCCTTAGCTGGCATGTTGAATGTAACAACTGGTGAACACGCTCGAATTGTAGGAGGTACTGGAAAACCTCATGATTACAATGACTTGCGATCGCTAATTCCTGTTAGTGAAGTTCGTAAAGGCGTTTCTTATGGTGAGTTCTGTAAATCTTTTAAATTTCCGATAGACGATAGTGTACCGTTAATTATTTGTTTATCTATAGAAAATCAGAACAAGATCAAAGAAGGTAGTGATGACTATAGGAATAATGGAGCATTTTCGTTAGCTTGCGATCTTATAGCAGCATCATATTTTTTAGAATCTGAGAAACAACGATATAGTGGCGATCCTTATGATTTATTTGTGGAATACTGTGAGAAATGTTCTGATGGTGGCGGTTGGGGATTTTCTGAATGGGATACTGTGTGGCGATCTGCTGAGAAGAAAGATCGCACTACTACGTTAGAACCAAAAAACATTATCAACCGTATTAGAACGTGGGTGTGGGAAAACGTTCCGAACAAGGACGTACTGAATGTTGGCGGTATAGTAAAAAGTTTTGGAGAAAACCAGGTTTCTGTAAATTTAGAAGATATACCGGAAAATGCTACTGATGAACAGAAACTTATTTTAGGTATAGCCAACTATATAACTCTACGGGATTCTGGTAATACTTTTAAGTTCATCCCTTATCGTCGTAAGCTGATGGACGGGGAAATAACAGGAACCCGTCTATCTTTAGATGAACTGGAAGTTTTAGCAAAACAGCTACAGCGGGTTAAGACTAATGATCTATTACATACCAGTGAATTTCTTACTGATGTTTATGATGAAATTGACCGTAGAGCTAAAGAAGATATTTTTCATGGATTGATAACTGGATACCATGAAATCGATAATAACACGCAAGGTTTTCAACGTACTGATCTTATCGCGGTAGCAGGTAGACCCGGTTTAGGTAAAACAACCTTTGTTCTTAATCTTGCGAAAAATATATGCGTTAGAAATGATGTTCCTCTAGCTTTCTTTAGTCTAGAGATGTCTAGAACCCAGTTAGCTTACAAATTATTGTCTAATGAGACGCAGATCAACTTTTCATCCCTTAGATCGGGAAGGTTAGAATCTGATCAATGGGAAAGATTGCATGAGGGTATTATTAAAGTTTCAGAAATGAAATTTTATATAGATGACACTCCTTACATAACTATAGCTGAGGTGTTAGCTAAATCACGTAAACTCAATAGAGAAGTTGGTGGGTTAGGCGCGATCGTCATAGATTATCTACAATTAATGATACAAGGTGACGATCCTACGCGAGAAATTGGTAAAATAACAACACAGTTAAAAGGACTGGCTCGAGAACTAAACGTCCCTATATTTATTTTATCTCAGTTAAATCGTGGAGTAGAAAGTCGTACTAACAAACGACCATCGAATAGTGACTTACGTCAATCGGGACGTATTGAGGAAGATTGCGACATGATCATAATGTTATATAGGGAAGATTATTATGATTCTTCAACTTCTGATAAAGGAAAAACTGAAGTGTTGATCACTAAACATCGTAATGGTCCTACAGGTATGTTTGAACTGATGTTTACACCAGAAACATCTTTATTTGAAAATCTCCCTGGATCTTTTGTTGTTAAACCTAAAACCAAATCAGAATCTCAAAAAACTGAAGACGACAAAATACAAGAAATAAACTTTTAATAACCATGTTAAAACCAATACCTAACTACGGAATTAACGATCCGTATCAGAATTCTTCTAATGAACCATCATCTATTCCATCAAAGGACGATCGCTTCCCTGGATTGCGATATGTGGAAGCTCGTGAGGGAGCTAAGAAAAAGGATCCTGATAGTAAACCTCGCATAGTATCGGATGATACGGAATTTAATATTTTTGATGTTCCTGATACTACGTTTATCAGGGAATCTGAGGTTAAACTTTTTGATGTACAACCGTTCTCAGATTACACCAGAGGCGTAGTTCTTCTAGATCTGGAATGGGTTGGTCCAGATGGAGGATCTGCTACAGGTACAAAAGATGATATTATCGTAGCGATCGGTGTCCGATACAGAGGTAAGTCTTATCTAGCCTGTAATAAAGACAAAACAGAAAAAGAATTACTACAATGGTTTTTTGCTAGAATAGAAAGTTTTCCACAAGTTCATACGATCGCTGGTTATGCGATCTATGGGTTCTATAAGAACTCTGAAGAGGTCATGGTTGATCTAGCCATGATATATCATCGTTGCTTGTTACATGGCCTAGAATGTCCTTGGAAGCCATCAGAGAGTAAATATAATACCTATCGATGGCAAAATGCGATCGTCTTTGGAAAACCCTTAGAAGTACCAGCGTGGGATTGCGATCTTTATGAACTTATCGATATTTATCCGCAGATTGTTTTATACGATTCTTTAGTTCGTAAATTAGAAAACTATCGTCTCAAAGATAGTGTTATTGGATTTGGTTTGAGAAAAGATCGTCGTATAGAAATAGGCGATAAAATTCATGAATATTGGAGTAAAGGAGATGTAGACACTATTAAAACTTATCTAGATTATGACTTAGAAGACACAGAGCTTCTATGGAATTTTCTAACGCCACAAAATTATTTTATGAAAGCTTACATGTCATGGACGTTACAGAGGATAACCACTACAGGTACAGGATCATGGTGGAATTCGTTCATGATCGATCGCACTAAAATGAAACCCAAGAAAACGCAGACGTGTTCTTACCAAGGCGCTTTAACATTCTACATGAGTGGAGTACATAGATCTTTGATGAAGTGTGATTTCTCAGGTCTGTATCCTAGCATTATGCTTACATGGTTAGTATGTTCTCACAAAGACAGTGATTACATAGCATTGAAGACTTTATTCTTTTTACTCAAATATAGGAAGTCAATTAAGAAGACGCCTGAATGGATACGTTTCGATGGAGGCGATCGTTCTCCCGAATGTTTAGATGCTGATGGTCGTCAGAATACGGCAAAGAGGTCAGCTAACTCATTGTATGGGCTATGGAATACTAAAGGATTGAATTTTAATGATCCTTACGCTGGTGCTGCTGTATGTGCTTATGGTAGGCAATTATCTCGCTATATGATCAATTGGTTATACGAGAATAAAAATCTCGACACAAGAGGTTGCGATACTGATGCTGCTATGGCCTGTTTAATAAATCCAGAAGAATATGGTATTCATGGATTTGAAAAAGGTATAAATAACTACACAGAAGAAGAGATTTTAGATAATCTCACGAAGATGGATGTGTTTTTCAAGCAGACGGTATCGGAACTCAATAGCACCATGCCAGGGTATACCGCTGTAGATTACGAAGACTTGATACCGTTTATGTGGGTTCCACCTAATATAAAGGATAAAGATGCTGGTAAAACTTTAGCTGACAAACTTAACAGTGTAGAGTGTTACGAAAATGTTACACCAGATCAGTTGGACCCTGGATTATCCAAGAACTATATCTATGCTGTAGCCAAACGGGATAAAGATGGCAAGTTGACAGGTAAATTTACATTAAAGTCTAAAGGTAAATTTAAGAAGAGAGATAAAAATTGGATACAAAAGGATTTTGTTATTGATCTAATCACCAAACTGTTTTATGATGGTGAACATGCGGCTAAGGAGTTTGCCTTAGATGTTAGGGCTCAGATAGCCTCCGGTACATTACCTTTGGAAAAACTACAGAAAACTGTACTTGTTGCGTCCAACTGGAAACAGTTTGTAGAATGGGGATTTCCAGTAGGTAGTAGACCATGTATACATTACACTTGGAGAGGAGAAACAACTGGTAAAAAGAGGATAAAAAAAGTTTTTGTTGCTACTGACAATATTAGCGAATTCTATGCTCCTGAGTATTATCTAGATCAATTCGATACGGTACTAGCTGAAACCCCGGTAAAATTATGACACCACTAACAAGACGCAAGAAAATTTCAAATTATATTACCGCTGTATTACAAGAAGTGCGATTTAGAAAGTTACTGAACGATTTCAGTCCTGTCGAACAGATGGTTTCTTTATTTCTGTTCGGAGAGACGGACGTGACGCGATCTGATCTACAAAAAACTCTTGTAGATCGCAATAGGATTATTCTCGAAAACGGTGATAGAACCTTAGTCAGTTTCTATAAGATCACCACCGTGGAGAATCTTACAACAACAGGGTTGAACGATGATGAAATTGACGCCCTTGAATTTTTCTCATGGTTAGAAGATCGCTTTGACATTGTTTGTCGTTCGGAGACGTACTTCTAATGAATGACCATTTTGATATTGATGTTCTAAATAAAAGAATCTCTGATATAAAACAAAAAGATCAATGTCTTCGCGATTCAAGAATTAAAGCTTATAAAACTCTTGCGCGTTTACACACCTTTTTAGAAAGAGGACGACCTGCATTCAGTGAAAACGAAAATAAGATATTAATATATCTTGTCAATATGGGATTGGATGGTGAATTGTCTAGGAACAATATCTGCCATTTTGTCGAGACTGTCTCTCTTAATATGAGAATGTTGTCGAATTCTGATATGGCAGAACAAAACGGAGAATGCGTCGTTTTTACCAATGTAAGAGCGATCGAACAGATCTTGAATAACACTCGTGTAGGTTAAAAACATGAAAAAAAGGAAAAGTCTTTTTTCTCCTGCTGTAGGAGGGAAATCCAGTGTCACTAAATATCCTGTGGACGATTATCGATATTACCGATATATCGTAGAACCGTTTGTGCATTCTGGACCGTTAACAATAGATCGTCTTTTGAAATTTGGTAAACCCACTGGATCTCGATTTGCTGTCGTAGCGGACGCTGATCCTACAGTTGTTGCTATTTGGCGAGTATGGCAAGACCCCGTAAAACGTCAAAATTGCGATCAATTTATAAAACATTATTCTGATCGCGTAGTCGAATTTGCTCAATCTGGCGTTACTAGAGAGACACTAAAAGATCGCATTAAACTTGTTAATTTTTTCGACGAGCTGAAATATAATTTCGAGAATCCTTATAGTGTTACTTTTGAACATTTAGCAGCCGTAAGTCTCGTACTAAGAAAGTTAGTTTTTGGTGGCGTTGTTAGATGTAACACGTTGGGTAAATTAAATGTAGCGGTTAGTTACGATAAATTGATCGCTTTCCCCAACTGGCAACATAAATGGATTGATTTAGATCCGCTGTGTGAAGTTAAGATCGAATCTAATTACAAGAACTGTTTTACTACAGATTTTGAATTCAGTGATAGTAGTTCGATTAACTGGAGTCAGACTTTAGTCTTTATAGACCCGCCTTATTACTTACCTTACGAACCTGGTACAAAGCGTAAAGGTGTAGGTGCTATGACCCCTGCTTATCCTGGTCATAATGTTTCGGGTGAATACACTTACAACTTGGCTTTTGATAGCGTGAAGTTGGCCTTAGAACGTGGTGCTAAAAGAGTTGTGCACACTAATTATTGGTGTAGAGACATGCAACAAGCTATGGAATATCTTTCTCACAGATATAATGTACCACTCCATACCACATTGATCGGTACATTAATTGGTATGAATCATTCTAGAAAGAATGTAACTAATAGGGTAGAAACAGCTTGGGAGTTTGGAGGCGATCGCATGTTTCAACCAAAAAGGATTCCTCTATGAGTAAAGATACTGTCTACGAAAAACGAGTTGGGTCAGCATTCTACAGAATCAAACAACAGAGGATTAAAGTAGGTAGTATATCAGAACTGTTGTCGTATACCGGAGCAGAGAAACTAGCTCCTGTTCCAGAGATCTTTTTTAGCACTAGTAATAGCCCTAGTGTTAAGGAATTGTTGTCCGAAATAAACCATTATATCAAGACTCAAAATGACTAAATTACCAGCGCATGTAGCCGTCACAGGTCGTGTAAAAGATTGGTTGAAAGATCCTGAAAGCCGACTACCCGTGTCTTGTACTGTATTCCATGTCAAAGACTCCATGGAGGGTAAAGACGGTATAGAAGATTCTTGGATCTTCACATCAAGAGCATTAAGGAATGCTGCTGGTGTAGCGATCGATCTGAGCGATCTACGTCCTTCTGGTACATCTAACGGTAAGGGTTTAGTAGCTTCTGGACCTTGTTCTTTTGCTGCTGTTTACTCCGGACTAAACGAACTTCTTCGTAGAGGCGGAGCTTTTCGCAATGGCGCTATCACCTTATATTTAAATTATGATCATCCAGATATTGAACAATATTTGGATCTAAGTTTAGATATTATTCCTTGGGCAAAAAGAGCTGTATATGTCGATGAGAATCTGATGCAGTCTCCTCACATCGACAAGATTGTTAAACGAGTTAGAGATGGTTCTATTTGGTTAGCCAAAAAATCATACGATCGCCAAGGTCGTCGTTTATACTCTAACGTATGTATGGAGATTCTTCTGTTATCTAGAGGAACCTGTTTACTGTCTCATGGCAATTTAGGATCTGTTACTGTATCAGAAATCCCTCAGATGTTTGAGAAAGGTATGCAGTTTCTATGTGAACTTCATTCCAAAACAGGAGTGGGTGATTCTGGTATATATCTTACCCCTGAAGAAGATCGTCAAGTAGGATTTGGTGTTATCGGTTTATCCAACCTACTAGCACTAGAACACGTTAAATACGCTGACTTTGTAGACGCTCTAGAAAAAGTTTTGGGTTATGGTAAGGAAACACCTTCTGAACCTGCTTATGCGATCGCTTGTGCCTTACTAGAAGGGTATTCTAGAGCCGCGATCGTAGCTAGGGCACATAACATGGAAAGAGCTTTTACCATCGCTCCTACGGCCACCTGCAGCTATAAGTATCGCGATCGTGATGGTTATACTACTGCCCCAGAGATCAGTCCTGTAAACTGTCACCCCATATCGAAAATTCTTGTTAGAGAGTCAGAAACAATGCCAGATGTTACCTACGAATATCATCCCAATTGTGAAACAACCACAGATGTTTCTTGGGATGTTCAGTATAGGCTAATGAAAGCTTGGCAGATGTTGATGAACACAACTGGGTTAGCTCATGCGATCTCATTTAATATTTGGGATAAAGCTAACCTAGATAAAGAATTCATTCAAGACTGGTTAAAGTCACCCCTTCTAACCACTTACTACTCCTTGAAAACCCAACAATTCGCCCTTGATAAATCTCAAATCGCTTTAGCAGGAGAATCCTGTGGATTAACTCCTGATATGTGTACATCTTGTTCTGAATAATCGAGGTTATTATGACTAGCACCAGTTTTTACGATTCTCAACTGAATAAAAAAGTGTCTTGGAGTGTTGTCAAAGGAACTGCCGGTCCTATTCTATCGGGAGCTGAAAATGCGATCGCTAGAGCTTTGGAATTACGCATCCTAGAATTGGAAGTAGAGACGTTTCTAAGAGACGGATCCATCAGAGAAGTTAATAGACTAACTGATGACATGAAACGTATCATTTTCTCTAATATGGAAGATGAACGAAAGCATGATGAAGCCCTAAATCATGCTGCTAGTGTTTATGACTTAGCATCTCTTGACGACACTAAAGATGCAAAAGCGATCGCCCAAGAATGGATTAATCACCCTGATCATCCTATTCTTAAAACTGCGGTGTTAGAACGTAGTGTATTTTTCGTTCTTTTACCAATGTTCAGATTTCTCACCTCTGGTTGTCTAAAGGCTACCAGCCAAGATATTAGTAATGACGAAAACGTTCATGCTGCCGCTCATACTCAGATGGCGATCGACTTAGGCTTGACAGTATCACCAAGTTTGAATAAACTGAGGAAAGATACTGTAGAATGGGTTGTAGAACATTTGGATGCCGATGGTAAGTGGGGGAATCCTGATCTCTGGAGGCGATCTTCAGATATGCTGTTTAGCAGAGGAATAGCTCCCGAGCTAGCTCAAACGTCAAGCTATTCTATGCCTGCATTTTTTGAGAAAGACAACCGTAACTTACCATCTTACGGTTAAATAACGTTCATAAAAAAGGAGATCTTTTATAATGCCTAATCGTGAAATCGAACTAAAGTTTCCTGTATCTAACAAATTTGTCCACGATTTCGTTAAAGGACATTCGGATACAGCTCCTACGATGCAAAAAAATCATTATTTTTCTAGCGATCAACCTAAGGTTTCTTTAAGGACTCGCGCAACGCTTTACTTACATCAGGTTTCAGGACTTGATTGGAATCCAGAAGCTTGGGTAGATGTTCATACTGGAATTAGCTACTTTGAGGATTGTCTAGATATAGAATTGATTGGCAAGAAAGGTGCTGATCCTATTAACGGAACAGATCGCATTGAATACTCTTATTTAATGAGTGATGATGTAGGATCTATTGAAGACTTAGACAAACTGGTTGTAGACATTCTAGGACATTCTGTGTTTGCCAATTGGGCTAGGATTCGATACCATGTACAAAAATACTGTCATATGTTAAAACACGAATTTCCTGTTTATCTAGACATTAATTCTGGTTATGGTCCCATCTTAGAAATTGAAGGACTATCTGAAGAAGATATCCTCTCTTTTGCTAAAGACTCGTTTGGTCTTACTTATTACTTGACTTCTGAGAATTTGAAAGACTTTACGAACGAGTATGTTAGTAATTGGTCTTACTACTACGAATCGTTTCTAGATGATAAACGAGAAGTACTTGAAGCTCGTCTATCCTTAGATAAAGAATTGCTAGAAAATAATCTCAATAACTATGGTGAATAGCATGAATATCGAGCAACAGTACTTACAAGCTTTGCGCGATCTAAAAAACCATGGTCAGAAAAAACTTTTGTTTAATTCTGAGCTTGGTAAAGAGGATCCTAACAAGTATATTTTGTCTTTAGTAGGACGAGTTTTTCATCACCGAACCGATGATGGTTTCCCTTTGTACACTTCTAAGTTTGTTTACTGGAAAGGCGCTATTGCTGAAATACTTTGGTTCCTTTCTGGTGATAGCGATCTAAGTGTACTAAATGAAATGAATGTACACATCTGGGACGATTGGGGTGGTGATAAACAAGATACAAAGCTCAAATTGCACTACACCAATATTACCAATTGGAGAGGTACAGACTTAGATCAAACTGAATGGATCTTAGAGAATTTACCTAAGAAACCATATCGTAAAAGTTATATCGTCACTTATTTGGATCCCGAAACCACTTATCAAATGGCTGATATAACTGGCCAAAAATCCGTCGATATCGTAGCGTGTCATTATTCACATCATGTTTTATGTCAGAGTCCTAATCAACTCACTCTGACAGTATCTATTAGATCTCAAGATATGTTTCTAGGGAATCCTTTTAACGTAGCCCAATATGCTGCACTACTAGAAATGTATTGTCTGTGTCTATCTAATAGAACAGGTGAAAAATGGACCTCTGACCAACTGGTTGTCAATTGTACAGGTGATTATCATATCTACAGCGATCAATTTGATCAGATTGATGAACAATTGAACAATGAAACATATCTGTTTCCTACTTTATTTATTGTCAATCGAGGACAAACGTCATTAAGAGACTTTGTTCTGTCAGATTTCAACGTGTCTGATTACAACCATTCAGGTAAAATCCCTGCTAAAGTATATTTGGCTGGAGGATATTAAATGAAGGTGTTGTTATCTGTTTCTCCCAACTGGGGAATAGGCACTGTTGACGGAAATCTGCTTTATAAGAACTCTATGGATATGCAGATATTCAAAGGGTTGACTCAAAAATGCGATATTATAGCAGGTCGTAAAACCGCAGAGACCATGATCGGAGGTCTAAAAAATCGTAGATGTTTCGCTATAGCACAAAATCATATACACGGATGGACTTCTGTAACGTATGAATACGCAAAAGATGTGTATCCAGAGGCTTGGGTTATTGGAGGGGCGTTTACCGTAGATTCGTTATTACCTTATATAACAGAGTTTTGGATCTCATTTTTTCAAGACAAACCTGATGTTCCAGACAATAAACAGATCATACATTTACCTGATAAAACAGTTGATGTTATCAATAAATGTAGAAGATTTGTTCTTTTTGAAAACCAACAATTTGTTTTTGAACGTTTAATTGTAATTTGAAATATGGCCGGTTCATCTTCTAGAAACAAAGGTAGTGCAGCAGAAAGATCGCTAAGAGGATTTTTCTCAGATCATTTAGGCTGGTATCTACAAAAAAATGGATCTCAGTCTAATTTAGGAGGTTATGATTGCACATTATTAGACGTACCTAATGGCCGTTTAATGGTACCTTTTGCTTTAGAGTTTAAGCATCATAAGACTCCTAACGTACAAGCTTGGTGGAAACAGACAGTAGATCAAGCTCAAAAGACTAACTTGATACCCGTATTGTTTCACAGAGGAGACAACCAACCATGGAAAATTGTAATACCATCTTATCTTCAAACAGGTTGTAAACGTGAGGTAGACCCTTTGGATTGGAATTGGTTAGTAACACTGGAATCTAAAGATCGCCCCTACGGATTGACTTGTTCTTTACTTTTTGTGGAGTTATGTAGAGAAAATGCCATAAACTATACAAATTGATTCAATCGTGTTAAGATCATATCAGTTAGCAAGGAGAATCCTATATGACTAATGTTATCCCTCTAGAACTCATTGATCGCACCCCATTGGTGAATGTAAACTACAGCGGTAGTCCGCTAAAACTGTCATCTGAAGCTTTAAGGAACATGTATGATCTAGGTTTATTGACTGCTAGACCGTATGCTATTCTTGCGATCCTTTTTGATGGCGTAGGGAAAAATGAAGAAGAAGCTTTCGATATTCAAGACTTTATCGATCGCTGGGAAGGTACAGAGAATGATAAAGGTAAATCGAAGCGATTGAAGGCTGACGATGTTATTGTGGCCCTTAACAAGTTACAATCATTAGGCAAGGGCGATGTCAAACTGGTGCCACACGTGAAACTAGACATTGATTCTCTTCTGTAGTAGAATAAGAGTCGTGGTAGGTTGAAAGGTATGTATTAATCCGTGGCTGGTTTGGGTTTATTCTCAAACCAGCTTTTTCTTAACGGAGTTATATTTATGCAATATATGGGAAGCAAAAATAGATTGGCTAAACATCTGTTACCTGTAATGTTACCTTATCGAAAGAATTCTGAACAATGCTGGATAGAACCGTTTGTTGGTGGTGCTAATATGATCGATAAGATAGCGGGCGATCGTCTTGGTAATGATAATCATCCTTTTCTGATCGCACTATTACAAGCTGTATCTCAAGGATACGATCCCCCTTCTGTTGTTACTAAAGATGAATACTATCGCGTAAAAAGTAATCCTAATGATTACCCTAGTGAATATGTTGGTTTCGTTGGATTTCTTTGTAGTTTTGGTTACAAATGGTGGGGAGGTTATGCTTTTAACAAAGAAGGTCGGAACTATGCTGAAAAAGGGCGAAATGCTTTATTAAAACAAGCTCCTAATATTAAAGGCGTTAAGTTTCAATGTCAGAATTATCTAGAGTTAATCATACCTAATAATAGTATCGTATACTGCGATCCTCCGTATCAGAAGAGTTCTGGTTATCATACCGATTTTGATCATCAGATATTTTGGGATTGGTGCAGATCGTTAGTACAAAATAACAATATCGTGTTTGTTAGTGAGTATTCAGCACCGGATGATTTTGTTTGTACTAAAGAAATTGTGTACGAAACCAATCTAAATAAAAATGGTAAATCACCAAGAATCGAACGACTATTCCTACATAGATCTCAGTTTGATGCTATTCTGTTTAATTTGCCAGGTTTATTTTCATGAAATGTGTTGATCTTTTTTCCGGCTGTGGAGGCCTTTCACTTGGCTTTGAAAAAGCTGGGTTCGAGGTTGTTGCTGCATTTGAGTATTGGGAGCCATCGATAGAGGTATACAAGGAAAACTTCTCTCATCCAATTCTCAAGCAAGATTTGAAAAATGAAGAGGCATCCATAAAAAAAATAAAAGAATTTTCGCCAGATTTAATAATGGGAGGCCCCCCCTGTCAAGACTTTTCGAGTGCTGGAAAAAGAGATGTGACACAAGGTAGAGCTGATTTAACATATCATTTTGCAAATATTATCTGTTTGATAAGGCCAAAATGGTTTGTTATGGAAAATGTCGAACAAATCAAAAAGAGTTACATATTAAAAGATGTAGTAAATCAGTTTGAGAAATGTCAATACGGACTAACATCTGTAATTTTAAATGCGTCTTTTTGTGGTGTTCCCCAATCAAGAAAACGATTTTTCCTCATTGGACACTATAAAGATAATCATAATACACTGACAAATATCTTGAGAGAAAAGCTTTCGGAAAAACCAATGACTATTAGAGACTATTTAGGAAATGAACTCGGCCTAGAAGTTTATTATCGTCATCCAAGAAATTATAATCGTCGAGGTGTTTTCACTATTGATGAGCCAAGTCCAACTATACGAGGAGTTAACCGACCAGTCCCAAAAGGTTATAAATTGAATTCATGCGATCCAGAAAATGTTGATCTTAATAAGATTAGGTCGCTTACAACGATTGAACGCAGCTACATACAAACATTCCCTAGGGAATTCAAGTTTTTTGGTACAAAAACTAATCTTGAACAAATGATTGGTAATGCTGTGCCTGTCAACCTTGGAACATTTGTTGCAAAAACTATAAAAGAATATTCTTATAACACATTTCTATTCGATGGATTAACGCCGTTTGAATTACCTAAAAAAACGCTCAGTAGAATTAACTAAGTTTTACTTACAAAAATGAATAAAGCTAAAACAGCAACTCTCAGATCGCTTGAGGTTTACCGTATAGCCAACCTTGACCATATATAACACCATTATAGATTAACCATGAAGCGTCTTCTTCCTTTTCTATGCCTTCTGCTATTATTTCCATATTCATAGCTTTTGCCAACGTTATCACAGTTTTAACAACTGATTGATTGGTTATATCTTTACTAACACCATCTATAAAGGAGCGATCTATTTTTATATAGTTAGCAGAAGATGTTTTTAGTGAACTCATATTACTTTCTCCTGTGCCAAAGTCATCTAGTAATATGTCATGTCCTAATAATCGCAATCTAGATAATTTTGGAACAATAGGTTCTTCAAGAGCATATCGTTCAGTTATTTCCAACTGTAGACGACTTCTGTTTATATTGTACTTATCTATAATATGATTAAACTGACACTCGAACATAGCCGTACATACTGTAAGAGGAGACAAATTGATGGCTATGTGCAGATGCTTTTTAAGATCATCATTAGACCATTTTTTTAGAATAATACAAGCTTCTTCTATTACCATGTTACAGAAACTTACCATCAGTCCTGTAGTTTCTAAAACAGGTATGAAATCATTTGGATACCTGATACGATCGTCGTCTAACCATCTTACCAAAGCCTCATAACCTACTATCGTCTTATTGTTTATATTAACTATAGGTTGAAGATAAAGACTAAATTGTTTGTCTATTAAAGCTTTCTCTACATCTTTCATTAACTTTTGACTGTCAGCGTTTAACATTATTCTTTTTATAAGTTCCAACGTTATTATAAATTCATCTGAATTTACTTGTCGTATATCGAGGTTGTATTCTCCCTTTTCAGTGTAATATTTTCTACTTCTATAAATATTTTTATTCTTTATGAAATCGTTGTATATATCGTATACACTATCAGAATCTATCTCAATATTAGAGTAGACACATTTTATGATATTTTTATTTATTCTATATAAACCAAAAGGTTTATCTATAGTGCCTATAATTATTTTATAGTCTCTTATGTTTTTATAGAGCGAAAATAATATGGCGATCGCAAATAATATTAAAGACCCTTCTATACTAATCAGCAACGGCATCTGTTCTTAACCTACAATCCATTAATGGGAGTTTTAACCAACTACTCACTGATTTTGTGCCTATTGCTAACCATTGTGCAGAAGGGTCTGATTTTCCTCTAACACTATGGTGACGTATATATACTCGCCAAGTCTTTTCTGGTTTATCGTCAAGTAGTACAAAATGCAACCCTGGCAGTAAATACAAAGATCCAATAGTTACAGGCTGTGGTATTATACCTAGCGCGGGTCTTCTTTTATATTCTGGTAATATTTGAGACGGACACCAACCTTTACTATTCTCTGGTGGTATGATTGAATAAGATATCCAATTTTCTTCTCTACTTAGCCATCTATATCCAGTGTAAAAAGAAATCAGAAATTCACTACGTCTTTCTTTAAAACCATAACTAAGGCGCATAGAAAGATCTCGTCTTATTAGACAAGGAGTGTATCCACTAGGAGGGTTCTTTATAGACACAAACTCCATGGCTATCCTTAGCGTACCACCATTCTACATGGTATATAATGACACCGTATGCACGCTAAGGTAATAGACAATGGACCTAAAAGATTTAGATATCCTAAACCATGTAGCTGAACCCATTATTATTGCTGCGATTGGAACGGTTTTAACCACGATCTTTCCTTTTTTGATTAAAATTAAAAACAAGATTGATAAAATTGAAGATCTTGTTACAACAATCGTGCTAGCTCTAAAAGATGGTCAACTCAGCGATCAAGAAAAAAAAGTAGCCAAAGAGAAGTTTGACTCCCTTGTCAATGATGATAACGCCGTGTTATGATTTTATTGTTGCGGTGTATCGAGCCAAAAGATTAAGGTTTTCTCCTTTTCCCTGATCTTACGTCCTCGAAGCAACAGTATACCCTACACTGGATGATGTCCCCTTTCGTCATCCAGTGTTTTTTTTTCATGAGAAAATCGATCACGATCGCTCTTTTAACACTAATATTTGCGATCTTCCCACATCAATCTGTTAAGGCTCAAGAATCGTTTTTAAGATTAGATAACCACTGTGAAGGACAACTGTACTTTCGTAAGACTGTTTGCAAAGAAGTTTACCAGGATTACATAATTTGGTACGTTCTCCAAGATAACACGCTAGTAGGTATTATTGTATTCGATGATGCTTATAGCCTAAATGTCATTGAATCAGGAGAAAACTCCTATGTCATATTCTCAAAGGAAACCAGTCAAATAATCACTCAATCAGAAAACGGCTTCAGTACGATCGCACCCTATCGTGAAACATTTGAATATATTTTAGGCGCGATCGCGTCAGTACAATAATCCGTTCGGTCGTTTCTGTTCAGTTAACACCTGGAATACTGCGGCTCTAACTTTTTGAGAAAGGTCTTTAGCAGCTCTATTGTCTTTTTCAGGATTATTACCATCAGAGTTGATCGTGATGGGTACGGTAACAGACGTGCTACCCCCGCTAGGAGCCTTGATAGCAGGCGTACTAAACGAACCGCCTACGACACCCCCATTCTTAAAGTTAAGCACGTTCTCGTCCACGCCATAGCGCTTAGCGATCGCTTGTTGCTGTCTGTTCAATACCCATTCTCCAGGTGATACCACAGCTAACCTAGCTTTTGGGTTACCTTCGCGTTTTAACGCCTGTCCTATAGCTTCTGTAGAGGCTAACTTATCCAATGTTGACTGCGATCTTCCTATAACACCACCTTTAGCAAAGTTCTCTATACCTAATCCGGTATTAGTTTTTATGACACCACCATCTTTGAAAAACATTCCTAACACAGTAGATAATAAAGATTGGAATACACCTCCTACACTGAATCCTCCTTTAGATACCGCTGTGCTACTAGAACCCGAGAATACATCCATTACGATAGAGCCTAATTGAGCGCCGCCGCGATCTGCCCCAGATTCTATGGCGCTTTGTATAGACTGAGCACCGTTTTCAAATGTAAGATCAAAACCACTTAAGTCAAATAAACCTCCAGAAATGGTGTCTAGAGTATTTGGCGCTTGTGTGGATATAGCTGCTTGTTGTATTGCCTGAGCCCCTAATTGTAATGAAGATAAAACCATCTCACCACCTAATCTTAATGACGCTGAGGCTTGTTCTGCCCCTGTTGTTAACGTAGTATCTTCTGTACTAGCACCGAATAAAGATTTTCCATATTCTGTTAGACTTGGATCTCGTATTTCACCAGTAGAAGGGAATAAGTAAGAACTATAATCCATTGCGCCTTGTAACAGTGGATTATATATAGGAGGTTTCATTAGCACATTAGGATCTTCTTCGGGCGATCGCGATCTGCTAGTTCCAAAAAGCATTTCTATAATACCGTTACCAGTATCACTAGATATTCCAGCAGCACCACCGAATATACCTGCAAATAGATTATTGGTTAGCATTTCTGCTGCCAAGTTCATCAGATTATCTATTAAACCGTTGACAAAATCGTTAAAGGCTTCTCCTACTGTTTTGGTACCTTTCATAAGGTCGCTGAATAGTCCCTGAACCGGACCTCTTACGTTCTTTATGACATCGGGTAACATTGAGGCTTCTTGCCTTATCTGATCCATTTTGATGTCGTTTATCTTTGATAAGGATTCGCTCATAGCTTTGAAACCCTCATCTGTGAGTTTCCCAGCATTTTTTAGTTTTTCTAATTCTAATATGGCATTTTGATAATCTAAGCGTTGCATATCTAACAAGAACGGTAACCGCTCTTGTTTCATAGCTTCCGTTGGACTAGCGCCAAATGCGCCTAGATAAGCATCTTGTGCTCCCATTAAATCTGTTACTCCTCCAGGGCCAACAAGAGGATTTCTTGATTGTTCTATTTGATCGGCTCTAACTTGTAAAGCTTGTTCTAGCTCTAATGTTTGTAGTTTTAATTGGGCTGTTTCTTCTATTAATAAACGACCTCGTTCTCTAGTCTCGTCTGTTAGACCCTTACTACCTTCGTATAAATCGAATAGTTGACTTTCTAAATCTTGTTGTATTTTAAGAACTTCAATTTCATAAGACAGGTCTCTAGCGTTTCCTGCTTCCCCTGTTCTGTTTAACAAAGGTGTAAGCGCTTCTACATTAGCAGCTCTTTGTTCTAACAAAAATGATGAATTGTTAAGTCTTAATTGTTCAGTATTCCTATCAATATTGTAACCTAATATCTCTAACGCTAAAATTTGACGTTTAATAGATTCTGCTAATAATTGATCATAGCGATCTCTATCTAGCCCAGCATTTAACTGTTCTTTTAAGCCAAATTGAAATTCTTTTTCTTTTTGTACTATATCAGCAGCATCGGCTTGTTTTTCTAATTCTGCTGCGATTTCAGGATTTCCTTGATTTCTTAGCATTTCAGCCTGTTGTCTTAAATTTTCACCAGTTAGTTCATTTAGCTGATTAATAAACTCCATATATCGTCTTTCTTCTTCCATTTTGTATTCTTCTGAAATTTTTAGCAAAGCCTCTCCTTCCATAGCGGTTAGATCAGCTAAGTTATTCTTAAGAATATCTATAAGTGGTTTTTTCTGAGATATTATTTCTCTAAAGCTATTTTCGATCCGCTGCACATCTTCTTTTTTTGCTCCTGCCGCTAAAAGCTGATTAGGCATGGTTTCTAATAACTGTGTTACAGCGTTTATGTCGTTTTGAGCATCTTCAATTTGTCGTTGTAATTCTATACGACGATCTTCTATATCTCTAGATGCCATATCGAGATCATATTCAAGTTGAATCTCTGGTGTCATTCTGAAATCTGGTATATTTTGATATGCACGATCTCTCTGTTCTCTATCTCGTTGTCGCGCAGCATCTTCCGTTGCTCTTCTAGCTGTCAATTCTTCTCTTTCAGATTCCGAGAATATACTATCTATTTGAGCGTCGAATCTTTCATCTGCTAACGCTTTCATTTGTTCAATCAATTTTATTTGATCGTTAGCGTTCTGTTGTAGCATATCTACATACTTTTGATTTTCTGATAACAGTTGGTTAGAACTTTGTGTATAACCACTTACATTTAAAGTCGTAGCGCTACCACTGGTCATTGTCGGAGTAGTATTTGCAGCCATAGCTGCTTCTGTTAGTTTTCTAGCCTCAGCATCCCATTGCCTTGGGGCGTTAGGATGGGCAGATCTTTGAACCATCTGAGATCTTGTATATAGATCGTTAGTAGCACCTCTAGTAGACAGTAGACCTCTGTTACTACCTATACCTTGGAAGAACGATCTTGCTGCAAATTCAGGATTTGAAATCTGCTCTCTGCTACCCCATTCCATTGAAGGACGTTGTTGAAATAAACCCAATGAATCCCTATCTCCACCACCTAGATTTCTAAGCGTAGATTCTTGTATAGCTGTAGATATAGCTACACGTATTTCTTCTGCTGTAGCTCCTAACTGCTGTCCTACACGGGCGATCGTTCTGGCATACTGGAACTGAGAATCGGTGATTTCTTGACCTTTTACGGTAAGACCTGTTGTACTTATCCCTCTACTACCAAAACCTGTTCTAGCCACCCCAGAGGCTACTTGACCATAGTTTCTAAACATCTCTACCCCAGACTGTTGAGGCGTGCTCTGAGCTGTTCTAGAGGCCGGTTGTGATATAGGATTAATATTGACATTTACGCCCTGTAAGTTACGTGCAACTCCACCACCGGCGTTCATAGCAGCTAACCACTGTTGAGCGTCTACGAACTGACCATTAACTTTCACCTTCATATCGAGATGGTGTTGTATTACTTCTCCAACGAGCTGTCCCATCGATACATTGGTGCTCTCTCCTATGCCTATACCTAAGGCTTTTTTAACAGATTCTAATTCTAAATGATTAAATTGCAAATCAATAGGTATGCCTTTAGCGTCCTGAGTCGTTATTCTCACTTGGACAGCATTACCTCTATCACCCTCTTGTTCAGCTATGTCTATTACCCTAGCCGTACCAGAAAAAGGAGCTGCTACATCAGCACCTCTTCCTCCTCCTACTCTTGAATCCCAATCAATCCCTGAGTGATATCCTTGTTGTCCATTTCGTGTTCTACCAGCCCTGAACGATTGTCCTTCAGTAGGTTTATAACTTACTAATGACTCTATAGATTGCCCCATCAATGGGGACGCTACGTTTCTACCATTTGTGTTTTGACTACCAATAATACCTTGATCTATTTGAGGTATACTTAATGCAAATTGTTCATTTTGTCGAAGAGTATTGAATAATTGATTCATAACATCCATTTTCTGTTTTAAGAAATCAGATGTGCTTTTTAATTGTTCTCCTATGACATTGATAAATCTTTCTAATATGTTCATCATGCCACTGAAGTGATCGGTTCTCAATTTACCCATAGTACGAGTTATCGTATTACTGGCATTAGCAACCTTGCGATCGTTTTCAAATTCCTTAAAACTGTGAGCGATTTCTTCAGTTTGTTGACCCACCTCTATCAACATATCTTCCAGTTGACGACCTAGTTGATTGATCTGTCCTCTAAGTTGTGCTCCGGCTTGTTCAAATTGTGCCGTTAATTCATCTATCTGCCCTTCAATGAGTTTAGTGTTCATTAGGTTATCTAGACTTTGGATTAATCTAGGATCCCCTTCAGCTTCGCTCATTTGATCTCTTAACACACTTAATCCTTGTGGACCAAGCTGATCAAAATTAGGTATTCTTTCGGCTAAAACCCTAATAGCCTGTGTCATCTCAGTAGTATTCAATTGACCTTGGAGTAATTGAAGTTCGGCCCTATTGGCTTCTAATTGTCTTGCTATAGACTGTTGATCTATTGCCGTAGAAGTTCCTTGTACAAGTCCCGTATTGAGTCCTGTATCCGTTCTAGCCAACACAGCTCGTTGTGAATTAGCTATCTTCTCAGCCGCAAAAGCAGCATCTTCAGTAGCAGCTTTCATAGCCCGTGCAGCCATCGCCATTTGATCAAATTTGTCAGTTCCCGTATTCAATAATTTATTGAACCGAGATTGTAGACTTTCTAACTCAGCAATATCTTCAATTAATCCTTGAGATCTTATCTCAAAAGTATCCTCGTCTATCTCTCCGAGATCGCGTTTACCTTCTAAATCTTTTAAGTCTTGTTTATACCTTTCTAAATTGCTATTGACAAGTTTTTGTACTTTAGCAATATTAGAAGCAGCTTCTCCTCTTTGTTCGTATAATGTTTTTTCCTCTTCTATCAATTTTTTAATTAGTTCAGCATTACCTGGATCAAATGTTCTAGTTAATTGTTGCTCCTGACGATTAGCTGTAATTAATTCTTCAATTTCTTTGAATTTTGATATGGCTTGTTCATCGTTGAGAACGACATCGGCTTGAATCGTAAGATCTCCTACGTTCTTAGTTAATTCTTCCCCGGCTTTTATTTCATCTTCTATTTGTTTTTTCTGTAATCTACCTATAACAAAATTCATCGCCATAAATGGAGAGTCAATCGGAGCATCAATTATGTTACTAGCTAAATTATTATCCTTACGAGTTTCTTTAACCGATTCGTTTATAGCTCCGAATAAACCTTCTTGTAGAAAACTCCCAGCGGTTCCTCTTAATTTAATGTCTTCTAAATTTTTCGCAGCTTTAGTTGCTTCTTTTCCAACCCCACTTAATTCTTCTTTTAGTTTAGCGATCTCTTTGGCACCTTCTCTTGCACGTTTCCCAGATTCTCCCGACATATCACGGAAGTACTGTAATCCAATTTGAGCCGCAGATAAAACAACATGAAAGAACACAAATTGGAGCGCCATCTTTGATATTGTGGCGATAAGTTTTAACAACATGGCTTGCACTTGTGAAAGACTCATCACAAGCAGACCAGCAAACTCTACTAGTAAACCTTGCAGTCCAAATAATTTAGCAAATGCTACTGTTGCTGCTATAACAGTGTTGATTAATCCACCAAAGCTTTTTGTAATTACTAAACCCGCAACCCCAGCGGCGGCCCCAGTGTATTCCAAACCAGAGTTTAATAGATTTAATACCGCTGTGGTAGCTTTAACACCTTGAACAAATATAGGCATGGCTATTTTACCTATATTAATCTGAAATAATTCAAAAGCGTTATTAAGTCTGTTTATAGAAGCTATACCAGATCTAGAAGCTTCTTTCAAACCAGAACTTAATTCAATATCTACTTGTTGGAAAAGCTTAGGAAGAAACTCATCAGACAACAGTTTTCCAGTACTAACCAATTTGTTCATTTCCGCAGAGGTAAGACCCATGGATCTAGCCGCGATCTGAAATGCGCCTGGTAAATGTTCGCCTAACTGTTGTCGTAATTCTTCCATAGACACCACACCTTTTGATGCGATCTGTTCGATCGCCATGTTCATCCGTTCGGTGTCTTCTGGACTGATACCCATGACCGTCTGAGCCGTCATTAAACCTTTTATGACAGTATCTTTAGATCCTTCTAGTGGAGTATCTCTAACTGCTGCTGAATATTGGGTGTAGCTAGATATAGTAGCTGTAGCATCCACACCCATTTTATTAGCTTCTGCTCTTAATTCTCTAATTTTTTCCGTAGCAGCCACGGCAGAACCTTCGACGAAACGCATTTTAATCTCAATACGTTCAAACGCTAATGCTGTATCTATGCTAGTAGAGGCTAATTCTTGGAAGAGAGGAATTATTTGTTGCATGACCATTACAGTCAGAACACCCTTACCCAATTTGATTAAACTATCTTCTAAAGATGAGATATTTTGTTCGGCGTTTTCAGTCTCAATATCGAATACAGGTATTTTATCACCGGGTTTATAATTTTGCAGTTTATCTAAGTAATCAAGAACCCTTTTCGCACCCTCTTCGGATTCATCAAAATTATCATTGATAAATATTTCTATATTTTTGTATTTTTCTAAGTTTTGTCGAAAATTTTCAGCATTATTAGAAGCTTCATTGACACTATTGATCAACTCTTCTATTTCTTTGTTAATTTTGTTTATATCGTTAATTTCTCCTTCTGTCATATCAGAAGTTATTTTTAACGGTATAAACTTTTGTTTTCTTACACTTGCTCCTTCAGCAGACGATATGCCTAAGGCTTCCGCCGCTTGTTTAGCGACGTTTTTAGTTTTTTCTATACCCCATGCTAAAGCCTTACTTATAGCCTCACCAATAGTTACGAACACTCTAGGCGGAGATTTCATATCTATCGAGTCCTTAAGACCGTCTATTACGTCCTCACCTAGTTTTTCTCCAGCGATCTGACTCTGATTCCCTACTATTCCTTCCGCTAACGCATCATTAATCGCGTTACCGACGTTTCTAGCTTCGTCAATCACTTGAGCTGAGACATCTATAGTTGGAATATCATGTTTAGCTAAAGATGTCTTGACTCTATTTTCTTTTTGGGTTAAGCGTCCTTTAACACCCTGAAGTGTACCACCTAATGTTTTAGCAAAATTAGTATCTATTCCTGAATTAGAAAGGTCTTTAATTAATTCATCAATATCGCTTTTTGCTTTTTGACTAATTTGCAATAGATTTCTTGCGGCTTTCTCGATTTCTGCTAAATTACCACCTTTCAATATATCTTTGAAATTCTTATAAGCATCTACAAAGAATGTTTCAATTGCTTTTGCTTTATCCAACGCAAAATTCTCTGCACTCTTATCTCCAGATGGCAATCGTTTTATACTTTCTACAGCTAAAACAAGAGGCTCTGTAATTTTTCTAGTAACAGCTATGGCTTTTTGTTCTGCTACGTTTACATCTTGTGGATCGATCGTACTAGGTAATGCTAACGGTTGTTTAGAAACTTCACTACTTATTACCTCTACAGCCAAAGGTTCTAAACTTCTAGTTTTACTCCTAAACGGTTCTAAACGAGGAGCTTGATAGACGTTCGTTGGATCTGGTAATGCTGATCTAACAGAAGTTTGAATGGCTTTACCACCTGCTATAGCCACTCCTCCTGCCGCCAATAAGTTAACAACCCCGTTGGCTGTTATAGTTAGTAATTCACTGGTTGCAGCTACCGCTCCACCTTGTATTCCAAAAGCTTCCGGTAAAAAACTTAGAAATTCTGCGGCTTGAGCAGCACCAGCCGAACCTAACATGTTACCAATAGGAGCAGCGGCCCCCTGAGCAAGCTGAATCGCACTAGAGGCCGCTGCTTGTCCACCTGGTAACATGTAGCTTGTGGCCCCAAATATGGCAGCAGGAACGGCTGTTTGTTGTAGCAACCCTTTTGTTAGCTTCCCTGCTGGTATTAAGTCTAATACAAGATTCTCTACAGACGAAGCCATTTTGTAACTAACATCCGCTACATTCACTAAAGCCTGAACATTATCAGTAAGCGCTCCGACAAACGCTCTAACAGGCGCGGAGTTAGAAATGACTCCTAGTGTATTAGTTACTTCTCTAACACCTTGGTTCATCAAACTAAGCGTCGCTCTACTTAATTCGAGTTCTTCTTGAAAAGCTCTGAATAAATTTCCCGTAACTTCACCCGCCTGACCAGTGAACTCTATTAATCTATTGGGTACAGGTTCAATAATCTGTGCTGGTTTAGGTGTTAGAGCTTCCTGTCTCAATCTTTCGTTATAACGTTCTATGTCTCGACTTGTAGACTGTCCAATGACAGGCCGATCTATTTCTTTTTCTAGGAATGCAGCCTCATTCAATCTAATCATATCAGTCTTTAGTTTAGGACTGACGCCACTATTTTGGACTCCCTGTTGAGCTTCTTCTTTTAATCTATTTAGTTCTATGAATAAGTCTTCTATATTTCTCTGCTCTTCTTCAATAGTTTTTGTAAGGTTTTCGGAAAGTTGTTGAGAGTCACTTCCCCATAAATCTTCGTCTAAAATAAATTCAGGTTTGGGTTGAACACCTTCAAACGTTGCAAACTGTCTCTCTAAAGTCTTCGCGATCGCAATACTATCAGAATCTTTTGTAGTCCAAGGATCTTCACCTAAAGCGAGTTGTTTATCGAGAGATCGAGATCTAATCTCACTTAGAGGATCTTCTGTCTGCTTTGTAAATTGTTGTTTGACAGTTCCATATTCTTTCTTAAGCTTGACTAAATTAGATTTATTACTGAGTAAATCTACTTCTAATCCTTGTAACTCTCTAAGATCTAAGTAGTCTATATTTTGTATTTTAGAAAGGGTTCTGTTATAAGAGTCTACTAGTTGGATAAGATTAACAGCGATCGTTTCTATAGTATCGCCAACTTCTATGTTCAACGCAGAAGCAGTTTGATCAATTATCTCTAAATTGTTTTTAATTTTATTAATTTCATCACCGAAATCTGTCTCAAACGTTCCTCCAGCAGCACCAGTAACTTTTCTTATATTTTGTCTGTATAGTTTTTCTTGTTGTTTTTGATAGGCTTCTTCGCCATATCGTATTCCTGCTAACTGAGCGTTTACTTCCTCTGTTCTTTGACTTTCATTGTAACCCCCAGTTTCAAAGTTCTCTAAAAAACTTTGAAGTTTCACTTTTTCTTCTTCGGTGGGCACCAATGGAGTGGTTAAAATTTCGTTTTCTAATCCAGCTAAAATACCATCTATACTACCAAAGCCCTGATCATGAGCATGTTGAAGTTCATGGAATAGTGTTATATATTGCTTAAGAGTCAGTACACCGTTTTCGATAGCATCGTACATATCCTGGGTAACGACCACTACGTTACCCTCTGCTACATATCCAGCGTTGGCTCCGGTTTCACGCAGTCTTTCGTCGTCTATTATCAGACGTGGTATGTTCTGAGGTTCTATTTCTGGATTTATACGTTTAACAGCATCGGCAAATGTTTTAGGAACCTCCTCTGATAAACGTAGTTCAGGTTCGATAGCTTTATTCTTCTCAAAACGAACCTTAATATTTTTTAGGTTTTTTTTGAGTTCTTCTTGTCTCTTACGTAGATCATCGCCTTTCTCCATTAGAGCAAGCGATAGATCATCTAATATATCATCAACCTGTTTTATTTCTTCGTCTAATACTTGAATTTGTTTTATAAAAGCATCATTATTTTTAAGCGCCTCTGCTGCCGCTTCCGTTTCACCCTCTCGTTGAAGGTTTTCAATCTCTACATTTGGTATCAAAGATTCATATAAAGCGTTTCTCTGCCTTACTAATCTTTGTCTTAAATTAGCCCCACGATCTTGGGCAACTTCGTTTTCAATAAAGTCCTGGTCTATACTTCTTATATTGGATTTTACATTGGTAAATTCTCTGTATAAGTCCCTGTTCTCTCTAGCGATTTCTTCTCTAGCTGGTTGAGAAAGCCCTTCTCTTCTCTTTCTCTGTCTACCTTGTTCAGCAAATCTCTCTAATTCTCGTTCAGCAGACGGTATTACCTCGTCGATAATACCGTTGACATCTTTTATAAAGTTTTCAGAAAGGTTTTCTTTAAGAGCATCCGATAAAGCGTTTCCTATTGCATCACCTAATGTTTTACCAACTAGAAAAGTTGAACCTACACTTTCGCCTACTAAACTTTCCAACGAATCTGCTAAACCTTGGCTAAAATTAGCCGTTAATGGTATAGCGACCCCTTGAGCCACACCTGAAAATATAGGTGATGCCACAGCCCCTATACCTTTACCTATTCTACTAAATAATCCCTCTTTTGATTTTTTACTGAACTCAGTTGCAAAATTAGAAAATATCTCACCTAAAACTCCCATAGGAGCAGTAATGCTGTCTATCGAAGCTTTGTCTATTCCTATTGTCTGTTTAACTCTTGAGCTTGTCTGAGTTTGTGAAAAGCGATCGTTTCTAGAGGGTTTTTCTAATCTACTAGATACATTAACTCTAATATTTCTATTATATAACCCTTCTAATTTAGATTTCATACTATCTATATCAGAAGTGTCAACCTTTGGTTTTAATTTTTTAGAAAATAATTTCTGCACTTCTTTGAAATGAATCTCTTTTTCATTTAAGTGTTCATTAAGTTCTTTCAGCGGTTTATGATCTACTTCCGGTCTTAGAACTTCTAGTTCTGTTTCGGTAAGAACGAATTTACTCCCACGTTTCGGTTTTTCTTTTACTTTCTTATCTATAAACGCTCTCCTATCTTCTTCGATCATACTCATTGTATTATTTAGATCGAAAACAACTTCAGAAAGTTCTTCTATAGATGACGATAGTTTAGATATTCCTTTAGAGAGAATTTTAATATTACTATTAAGGTCTGAAGTGGTTTGTTCTTCAACAGAATCTTTTGTAATGCTATCGATATTTACACCAATATTTTCAGTTCGTAAACTTTCTAGTCTAGTGTTTAATGTATCTAAATCAGTAAAGTCAACCTTTGGAACCACTGTAAACTTTTCATTTACATCGTTTACTTTCGTAGGAAGATATGAAAGTTCCGTATCTAATTGAGTTAGATCGCTGTAGTCTACAGTTGGTTTTATTGTATCTAAATCTATATTAGGAGAAACCTTTAGAATTTTTTCTAATTCCTTTGCATAACCCAAAGCTTTGGCTTTTACAGCGTTAAATTGGGGTCGGAGTTTACTGTCATCCAACCCCAATTCTAAAATTAAACTCCCAAGAGTTGTTGCCATTATAAAAAGTGATATGTGTAACGATAAAGTGTTTGGTTCAATTAATCACACGAACCAAACACTTTATTAGCTCTAAAGATCCGTGGTGAATCTATCGTATGCTGTCTTATTGAGGTTTGACTTCAGGAACGACTTTAGGTTGTGGTTTTTTGACTTCTTTTCTCTTAAGGATAGAAGTAAAGTCTTCTCCAGCTAAAGCAGCTTTTACCGTTACAACGCACTTACCACCTTCTATTGATGTCGTAACAGATTCAACACCTTCTAAGGTTACACCAGCGTGTTTAACGATGTCGCCTTCTTCATCATGAGAAAGAACAAAACGGCTATAAGGATTATAAACTTCTGATCCCAGTTCCGCTTTGAAAACGACATAAGGAACACCGTCAACGTCTTCTTTTTCAACACTTGTTACATTGTCAAGTACAGATTCTCCGTGACGAATCTGTTTACCGTCATCAGTATGGACAAGTTCAAATTTGCTTTGTAACAGATCAGCCATCTTTGATATACCTCTCGCGTATCTCAGGAATAGTTTGTAGGAAAGCGGCAACAGCAGGAGGTATTCGCTTATCCTTAAGCAACCGATAGACAATAGATCTCGTCTTACTACTAAATACAGTCTTCTCTGCGCCTTGTTTCATAAGATCAGGAAAAGGCACGATGTCTTCTGGCTTTATTTGTTTAGAGTCCTTACCTGCAAAACCATTAAACAGACCAGACCAACCGATCGCATGAGTTATGGATTTTACATTGATGTCTTGTCTATACGCCTCCTCATAGAATTTAAGCGTCTCAAATATCAACGCTGGATTCTCATCACCGAAATGTTCGTAATCTAAACGGGGGTCGGTACAACCGAGATATTGGAGTCTGAGATATATGTCTCCCCACTCGATAATAGCGATTCCCCCATTTCTTCTACAATCTCCTCATTCCCTTCAGGAAGAGCCTTTTCATTGACCGCTTCCCCTGCCTCTACTTGATAGAACTGATAAAGTTGAGCGATAAGCTCTTCTCCAATAAGTTCAGAAGTATCATCAGTAGTCCAATCAGAAAAACCTACCTTGATTTGAGAAGTATCGCGATCGCACAAATAACCCACGCTCTTCACAGTCAATGGAATAGGCAGATCCTCAACCATCAACGTTTCAGAACCATAATTAGCATAGTCTCGTACTTTGACAATATAATCGTCGAATCGTACTAGATCTCCTGATCCAATAGGATTTGTCAAAGGTTCTACAGACAGCTTACGTGACCCTGCTTCAGCGTTTTTAGTCAAGATGACAGGAATAGCCGCTCTATATTTCAACATATAGGTAGCGGCCCTGATAGATAGGGTACGAGTATCTTCTTGAAGTCGGAACATTACCTCTAGAGTCTCATCGTCCAGAGCGTCCATAAAGGTTTCACCTGTATCGATCTGAACGTCGCCTTGTTCACCACCTTGTAGGCTTTCTAGATATTTACGAGTCTCTGCGATCGACTCATTACGTTCTTTTGCTAGTTCTTTGACTCTCGCATTATAAGCCACAAAAAATTTGCGGCGATTTCGTTCGAGCGTTTGGTAATCAACAGGACTCTCCGACGGAGAAATATAACCTCGCTTTAATAGAAACACGGTGCCTGTTAGGTCATTGCCGACAGGAACCATAACAATTTTTGGTTTCTTTGCAAGAAACGGAATTACTTTCATTGGGAAAAATTAGAAACTTTATAGACAATAATATATTGCTCTTTTACTGTAAATAATAAAAATAGCGAAACACGGGTCAAACAACTTGGATGATCGCTCGTTTAGCAAAGTTTAATCCGTCATGATCTCCCATAGCGATCATAATAGATTCGTTAACCGCTTCTTGCGGAACCTCTATAGTGATAACTTCTTTTCCTTCTCCAGTTCTTAGTGGTACTATTGGTGGTGTATTCGCCGCATAGTAACCAAAGCCGTAATAAACACCTTCATCTGCGACACGGCAATTAATAAGACATATCGCAGTTCCCGAATATAAAATATCGTATTCCATCTCAGCGCATTAAAAACGTCCTCCACCAGTATAAACCAGTGAAGGACGTTTTGTATATAACCTAACGCTTACGCACCCAGAGGAGGTGTATAGACGTTAGACAGAGGATCGAACGCGCCAGTAGGTGCAGTATACTTGAAGGAGGAACCTTGGAACTGAAGGTCAGCCTGTACTGTAATAAGGTCTTGTACAGGTGAACTTTGGTTACCAGAGGTCAAAATAGCAGCTCCAGCAAATTCTTCGCCAAAGGGGCGTCTGAGAGTAGCGTAAATCTCAGAACCAAAGAAGCGATCGTCGTAAAGAATCTTCATGAGAAGATCAGCACCGGGATCTCCGATGATTCTTTGGAAAGTGAATGACATGGTTCTGTTACTACCTGTAGTAACCATTTCCATACCACTACCACTGAGGAAGTTGGCTGCGTCAACAGTTTTGGGCTGAGAAGACGGAGAAGCGTCAGTGGCACCAGCGATGTAAACGGTAGCTGTAGTTTTAGCTGTATGGTTTTCAACAGCTAAAACAGTAGTAGGTTGAACTTGTAGACGTGTAGCGCCAGCAGGAGCAAAATCGCTTACCGTTACACTATACGCACCATTGTTAAATGTCAGTTTTTCACCAGGATAGATATTGGTGGGAAGGGTCGTAACAGGTAACACTTCACTACCGACAGTCAGCACAGAGGCGTCTACAGTACCAGCAGTGGAAGCAGGAATAGCTGCTGACAACGGGTACAAAAGAGTTACCGCTGTGGCACCAGTCACCGCTGTGCTAGTACGAGCTTCAACACCGTTTGCAAAACGAATCTTGGAAAAAGCAGGAATAGTGGCAGTAGCAGCGAGTGTTAACGAAGTAGCGCCTTTAGCCGTAGGAGCTGCCGAAGTGGTAACGTTGATCGCAGCAGCAGCCGCTCCTACAGTAACAGTATATTCCGTAGGTACCCGAGTACCTTTAGGAAGAAGCACAAACCGAAGTTCTGTAAATACGCTAGTGCCTCGTTCGCTAGCGTAGTTGATAATTTGTCCCATGTAGAGTTTCCTCCTAAACAGTGATTAAGTTAACGACTTTGACAGCTTCCAACAGAAAAGTCCGTTGTGGAAATTGATCCTCAGTTACTTCCACGGCTCTTTCCCGATGAAGGGGGAAACGCCTACGGATTTTGTCGATCGCACTATCCCATTTGGCTAATCCTGAAGAGGAATAGTCATTATTGATAAGTGTTACTCGCCAATACATGCGCTGGATAGCCTGAGGTACACCAACGCAAGGTTTTTGTGGTTGTAAAGCCTCTTGATTACGCGCAACCACAATCTTTACACCGGAAAAAGTGCGTTTGGAAGGAATGAAGGGAGGTTCCACCCAAAACGCTTTTGTTCCGTCATCAAATATTCCAAGTTCGTTATTTAACAAAGATCTTAGATCTGTTACTAAAGCTGATATGTCGTTAAGAGCTTTTATCGCGTTCATAACGTTTCCTCCAGTTTTACAGATTGAGAATCATAAAGATTACCCAAATCGTAAATATCCCGAGGTGACGTTACAACGTCTCCTGATCTACGTTTGGTCACTCTAGGCCAATCGTAAACAGGATTTTCTAATTCATAAAGACTTTGTTCACTAACCATGTCGGTTAGATGTAAAAATGCTTTATTCAGATCTTCGCCTTCTCTATATCCATCAGAAAACTCTTGTTCAAGATCCAATTGAGCGATCGCATTGTCTACCCAAGGTCTTGCTGGATAACTTTCTCCAGCACCTTCATGAACCTGAGCGGCGTATTCTGTATCCCAAGTAAAAATAGCTTTACGATATTCTAGTGTTGGAGGGTTCCAATTCTCTAATCGAACCATGTTAACCTCCTCCTGTAGTCTGAAAATAAGCCTCGAAGGGAATACCAACAGAAGGTACAATGTTATAAAACATCGCCGTTAGTCTTTCAGTGAAAAACAATGTACCTTCCTCGGGCCTACCACTACTACTCACTATAACTTTGACGCGATCGCTGCTTCTAAGACCCTCAGGTAGAGATTTAACAAGGATATATCCTCTAACTCTACGTTCCATATTGTCTAGACCGGGACTCTCATTCTGGAAGGTTTCATAACCTAATTCAACAATCGCTGCTTTAAGCTGAATCTCTTCAAAGATCTGTACTTCATTAAGCGTCACAGGATCAATTTGATGTTGACCTGTAGGCACTTGAAAGAATAACGTTGCGTTAGGAACGAGAGGAATTACTGGAGGTGTAATAGGAAGTATAGTCATGACACAAACTCCCTAGGACGATAACGTTTTAGTACCATCAAAACGTCTTGTAGTAACGTACTATCAGTACTACTGGTATTTACGTTGGTAGCTTCACTACCATAAAGAACGGAATAAAAATTGTTAAGTGTATATTGTTTCATACCAGAAGCCATGGGACTTCTTTGTAGTTTAAGTATGGATATAAGAGCGATCTTTATCTCTTGCGCCCTTGGATCTATGGGAACAGCTTTGAAGTCAAACCCTGTGGTATATTCGACCTTCATTTCAGACTTTTCGTGAGCCTGTGTAGGGCGTCTAAATGGTCTACCACTATATCGAGCCCTAGCTGCACTACCTAATCCCCAAGACTCAGTAGTAAGACCAGCAAGATTAGCACTTAAGATTCTTACTTCTCCTAGTTGATAATCAAATTCATAATCAGTAGAAGGATTAAGTGTTATCCATTGATTGTCAGATAGAGGTAACCCAAAAGAGGCTAATAAGCGTCTACCTCGAATGGATACAACAGGAGCCTTTTGAACAGTATTATTAATAGGCAATCTAGATAGTTTAATAATACCTTTACCATTCAATGTGGGCGTTTCAACAAATCGTTGCTCTTCTAAAGGACGATTAGCGCCCATAGGTGATTCAGCGATCATTTGCGCTGTCAATATGGCACTGTTAATAGCGCCTGAGTCTAATTCCAACTCAGGCGCTAATTTAACAAGGTCAGTAGGCGTTAATATTGCCAACTGTTAACCTTCCATGCTGTAAGTTACAGGTCTTACGCCATCAAAGGGACCGACATAGAACAGAACGATCGCTAGTTTACCAGCGGTAAGAGCTGCTCCACTGATGGTCACTTTCAAGTGGCGATCAGCGGTAAGTACCAAAGGACGGTTGTTAGCAACACCTGAGTTATGACCATCACCACTGATATTAGCAGTAGTAGAAGGAATCAAGTTCAGTACAGCGTTATCAGTAAAGGAGGCTACACCAGTTGCAGCAAGAAGATCAGTGTTGGTGTTAAGGCCAACAGCAATAGAGGCCCCAGAACCCACACAAGGGGTGTCCACATACACGAAACCGCTAGTGATGATAGACTGGGATTCAAGTTCTAGAGGCAGTGTGATAGTTGCTTGAGCACCACCATGGACGGCGAAATCGTAGAAATCTACAGCCTTACCACTAAGATTGTCGCGTACAACACGATTGTGAACGTATGATCTTTTAGACATTAGGAAACTCCGAGACGAGGACAATTAGGAACAGATGTAGGACAGATGGGATCTGAACTTTCCAAAGCTGTACGCATAGGATAGTTACAAACAGGACAAATTCTTATCCCATCCACCTTAATGTAATCAAAGTTGACTTCAGCAGCTTCTTCAGAAACAATAGCGATCGCTTCAGTTTGTACCGATTGTTCGATCTGAACATCTTCCACTTGGGGAGGATATTTCAGTTCCACAATCTCATCGATGACTTCAATCCATTTCTGGTCGTCAGCCTTATCAAAATTGACAGTTTCTGCTTCAGATTGGATAATTCGCCATCCTTGTGTACTTAACCAAGCTTTGTAATCGTCTTTAGAAAGCTGCTGAGTCATTTAGTTCACCAATCAGGTAAGTGCTACATCAAACGTGTTGACCTTGAACACCCGTGTTTCCTGAGGAATGTCAGATGTATCATTGTAACCAGTAGCGTCAACGTCTAGTGGTCCGTGGGCTTCGTAGGATTGCCAAATGGCGCGATCCATCCGACCAAAGTCAGTCTTCTCATCAAAGAGAATCTGAACACCAGAGCCGCCGATACCACGACCAGAAGCCATACCACCAAAGGCGTAAGAAGTACGAACCACAGAAGAGGTGCTATCACCATTGGTTTCAGTAGCTACACCTTCTGCCCCAGTAGCATTAGCAAAGGCGTTAGTTTGCCAAATGTGGAAGCCCTCAAACAACCCTTGATAACCTTCAACCTTGATGTTTTCACCAGCAGGGTAATCACCAAGCATCATGTTGGTCATTTCCCGGATCTGTTCAACACTAGGAGCTTCAAAGTATTGGTTGACTAGAGAACTCTTCAGTTGAGACATAGCGGTAGGATTGGTAACAAGACCGTAGTTACCATCAGGTAGAGGCACAACGCGATCGTTCGATAGCCTTGTGTATACCTGATTGAGAAACTGCCGTGTCATAGTACCACCCACAGTCACAGAAGCCGCTGCTGTAACAATGTTATCGCCATTGTTATAGTAGTTCTTAGTGGTAGGTCTCCACTGTTCACGGATAACCAGATCTTCCCAGTTGTAATAGTCGTAGAAAAGATCTCTTTCCAAGATCCTCATCAGAGGCAACATGGCGTACTCTTCTACGAACCGAGGGATAGAGATAGGAGGTGCTTCCGAACGACCACGACCGTATTCATTAAGAATCATCTTAACAAGGCCAGTACGAACCCGTTGATTACTAGAATCAATGGGAACGTAGGTATTAGATCCAGAGAGCAAACGCTGTTGCGAATTGGTCGCTACCTCAGGATAAGCAGCCCGAGGGATGTCAATAACTTCGCCGTTACCGCGATCGTACCGGTGAACAGTTTGAGGGAATTGCCAGAACACCAGTCCGGGACGGGAGCTAACCCGCATGATGGAAGATAGAACTTCCAGAAAACCACCAGGAACATCAGAGGAAGTGGTAGCAGCTCTCCGCTCAGATTCAGTGATCATCTTAGAACCACGGAATAAACCATGTTTCTTACCCAGATCAGTCATCTCTTTGAGAAGAGACTTGTAGCTGCTATCATTGTACCGTTGTTCTGCCATCCACTGATCGATTTCGTGGGTGGGGTACACAGGCATCAAAGAACCGCCACTGGTAGTCCTATAGGTGACACCCAGGCTGTCACGGATAGACATAAATTCGGCTAGTCGTCCATCCAAACGATCGCCGTTAGGAGATGTACGAATATTAACGTTAGGCATAGAGATTTCTTTCGCACCTTCTGGACGACCAATCAACCTAGATAGACCTTCGAGAACCTTGTCAGATTCCTTAGCCTTATTCAATTCATCAGCCAGTGTTCGATTTTGAACCTTAGCTTTCTCTAGCTCTTCCTGCAAAGGAGCGATCGCATTTTCGACGGCTGTTCTGACAAACTGTTGTAGAATTTCGGCAGTGATAGCAGGCTCAGATTTTTCTACAACGGCTGTTTCCTGCTCAATTTCTAGTTCAGGTTCAACAGCTTTTTCGACTGTTTCTTCGTCTTGATCGCTAACTTCTTCAACTTCTCGTTCATCAACAGAATCGTTGACAACCATGCTGGAGGAAAGGCCCAGGGCCTTCGCAAAGCCGTTATTATGAGCTTGAACTCCAGATTTTTGAAGGTTGATAGATAGTTTCATCTGTTCTTCTTCGCTGAGGTTACCCAGCTTGATAATTTCACGTAAGGAGTTTTTGCCCATGCGGCTCACCTCCATCTCCATAAAAGGGGTCACAAACTAGCTTATTTATACAAAAAGAAATATATTCGCATGATAGCGATTAAGATATACTGTATTAGCTATCTTGTTGTACTATGAATAGTTGTTCCTAATAGATATTCGTCGTGATTTCAAAAAGTAAATCTTCACCAAAGTCTCGGAGTAAAAGCAATAGAATATACGGTATGGGCTTAAAAGCATTAAGATATCAATATGGTATATTCAAACAGGAAGATTTAGCTAACGCTCTTGAATGGGAAAAACATCAAGTACGAGATAGAGAATGTGGTTATGCTTCGATTAGATTAGTAGATGTATACGCCTTTAGTAAGGCGTTTAATATAACACCTAGAAATGTTTTAAAAGTTATAACAGAAAAAAAAGAAGAATTGACTTCTGTTAAAGATTTTGAATATTTCCTGACCACTTATAAGATGCACATAAACGATAGTAAAGATGACTTCAAATATGATATGGAAGAGGGTAAAAGAACCGTACATGAATTAACTCCATTTCCTCTTAATGAAGTTACTATAAAAGAAACATTAACTAGACAAGGGCGTTGGTTAATGGCAACACGAATAAAGCAAGGTATGAGTTCACAATGGGTGTTCGCTATGAACCTTGGTTATAACCCTTCTTTCGTTCAACATCGTGAGAGTGGAGAGACTCCTATAAAGTTAGAAGAACTCATGGAAATCTCTAATATATGGAATATGAACTATTTGGATCTAGGAGAGATTTTATTATCCGAAGATGTTATAACTACGCAAGATATTCAACGCCTGAGAAACGAGTACTGTTAGGATCTTAAACAGCTTGCGGCAGGTAGTGCGCCTCTATTACAAATAGAGTGTTCTAACAATTCGTGTCTTTCTCCACCTAACGTGCAATATCTACTAAAGTTAAATGCCGTTACATCTATACCTTCAGCATTACACATATCCAACATCCAAGGTGAAGGTATCAAATGATCGCACGTGTAGATTGTCTTACCTTTAGAATCTTTAGTATTCTCGTAGAATGACACATCCCTATTGTATTTAGCACTACAGTCAGGACAAATAAAAATAGGTTTGTCTAGCTTACTACCTGTGGAACAATCATTGTGAATGCGATCATTCAAAGTTTTAGCTGTGTCAGAACCCGTAGGGATAGCTACGTTTAAGAATAACCAAATGTAGCCTTCATTTTGAATTATTTCTTGATTATATCCTCTATGACCACCACCATCGATGATGCGATCTTCTACTGTACGTTCTCTGACGACTTTAGCATCAACAATAAAGCCTTTGGCAGCGTAACTATTAGCCATGTCATGATCTACTAGAAGAGGTCTTCCTACGGCTGTAGATGCTAGCTGTAACATTGAGCTAGGATGCCACCGACGAAGACCATAGTCCACTAGATTGTTACTGGCCATAAAAGGAACCATTGTCCAATCAGTAGACGTATATACATTACCCGTAAGTTTTGAAATAAGATCTAATTCATATTTATTGGGAAAACCAATTTGATTACGAATACCGTTTTCGTATTCTTCATCGTCTTCATCATTATCGGTTTCTTCTTCTTCCACTTCTATAGTAACCACGGTGCTACGTTGTAGTTCTAAAAGATCTTCGATAGATTTTTGAACAGAATTGATAGTGGCCATCAATTCTTCGTTACTAATAGTAGAAGAAGATTCAGTCGTCATGATCCTACAGAATTACACTATTTTTCACAATAGTAAATTCCTACACACTTAAGGTATATAGATAGCCATTTGCCTTAATCTATAGAAATATTCCCCACCTTTTCACTTTCAAACGCCCACGGGGCTGTATATATATTCGATGATGTCTTTTTATTGACTACAGTAAAGCGATAATCTTCATTGAACCAGATTGACCAACTATTATTAGCGGCGACACTACGAAAACGATAAAAGTATTTCTTTTGATCGCTATTCCAACATCTATCTATTTCTAATATCTCGGCCTGCAATGGACAAAATATAGACATACTCGGATCTGGAGTTTGTAGTTGTCCGTTTAAAAACTGTATACAATCGCCTATAGTTAATTCGCTAACGGTTGTTTTGTTAAGCATCTTGTTTTATGATAGACTTTTTCAAGTATACCCTATCTAGTACATAATTTATGACCTTAACCGAAGCTCTCTTAGAAGAGATCCAATCCTACAAAAACATGTTAAGTGATTTATCACCAAACGATAATAGATCTTTTTGGGTATCACGTCATTTAGCCAGACTTGCATTGGAATTGGAACTTACCAAAAACCATGTTAGAACTTTTGATTATTGATCTAAACACGATCGCTGTTGTATTTGTTGTTAAAGAAGACCAGCGATCGCTAGATAGTTCTATAGAGGAAGAACTACAAATAGCGATCGCTGATTTTAAGGCGTCATCGGATTGTGTACGGGTCGAAACACATATTGTTCGGCCCTCTTTCTTAATCTTTCACGACGTTTGCCAACCTCCTGATAATTAGACATCATCAACAAAAATTCTCTATTGTGCATTTTAGTGAACCTCTTACGATCGTTTACACGATCTTAACATGGGGAGGAGATCTAATAGACAAGAAAATTGTTTTATGTTTTTCAAAAATATCAACAGCCATCTGATCTAAGATAGAACGCTACAACGGTTTAGCGATTCTCAGTTTCTAAAGAATCAGAATCAAATTTATCAGCGAGAAGGTATAAACCGCCCATACTTAACCAGTCCCAAGCATCTACCATGTAAAGAGAAAGATAAGAGGGACCACCACGATTTTGCACCTTGGCATAACCGTATATGGTTTCTCCGTCTTTCATTATGATACGATATAGAAACTTGCCTGTGTGAGGCACATAAGCAGGTTCCACATATAATACATCAGGGTGAATAGCCCGTAGATGTGCGGGTTTATGACTGGCTTGGACGACAGATTTTAGGATGCTTATCTTTCGCTGATCCATGACTCTACCTAAACCATAGTTAGATTATCTGATCTAAGACGCGATCTACAAATAGCAACAAACCGAATTAACAAGTACAGAATACCGTTAACCGCCAGGATAAATCCATCTGGCATCACCAGATCTATCATCAACGTGTAGAAACTGCATACTGTTACTATATGCTAAACCACCTCGCCATTCATCATTAAGAAGTCTATAAAGTTCTAAAGGCGATCGTCCAGGAATGGCTATATCTAACGCTTTGCCTTGAACGTGCATACTAAAAGGGGCACCTCCAACACGGGCATTAGTCTCAGGATCTCTGTAACCACTACGGATGATAATGGATTTTCCAAAACGATCGCATATCTTTTGAGCTTTTATAGAAATACTTATTAAATTCGCCACTACAGACGCATTAGCAGGACGACGATAATTACCAGAAGGTGTAAAATGTAACACTTCACCCCATGTAATATTAGGTGCATTGCGATCGTGTACAGGTTGTCCTGACCAAGTTCTAACGCTGTTGCCAGGTAAAAGAAATGATACACCGAGATCCTTAGGCTTACTTACAGAAGAATCTATAGGTTTATTGTCCATACTAAAACCGCTTTGATCTTCTATAGCACCTTTCCAAACATACCAAGTGTTTTTACCACTTTTGTGAATAGTTTTAGGATCAATTTTTTCAATATCTAACGTGAAGACAATGTGACTCCCTTCTTCCCTATATGCTGCAATAGGAAAAGTCTTACCACGTTTGGCAATAGCGAGTTCTTCTTTACCAATAGTGCTGCTATCTGCGGCACTAGGTTTTAGATATGTATCTGAAGTTGTGATAAGTTCCATGGCTATACAACGCTATTTACAAATACCATTTTAGCGTTTTAGCCTTTTATTTATTTATAACTAAAGACAATAAGATGTTTGGTTTATGCTACTAAAAGATCGCTATTATAAAAACAGTGTCCATCAATGAAAGGTATTTGTGTAACTGTAGAATCAAAAGTGTGCCAGTCATCTTTTGAAAAATGGGTAATAATAGTTACACCTTGTTGGTAATTACGTTCTACGCCATAACCAGGTAGTGTAGGGTCTTGTTTACCGATCATACCTGGACAAACACCCCACATTCTCTTGTATCTTATACCAGAATCCGTAGGTACAGGAATCATTTGTGAGACCGTAGATTGTCTGTGGATATGTCCCATGACAACATTTGAATAATAAGCTTTCATTGTATCGGCGATCGCGTCTTTACCACATTTTTCGCCATGAGTATAAATCCAATCACGATGTTTCCATACGTTAGCTCCGCTAGTATAACCGTCGAAGCCTTCTTTAGTGAATCCACCGTGATAGATTATGTTCTTACCATCAAAGTCTAACATGTCAGATATGCTAGGGATGGTAAACGTAAATCCAGGAACGTCCACGACTGTTTTTATCGCCTCTCTTACATAGTCGCCAACTCTTTTATCGTGATTTCCTTCTATAACTCTAAATTCACAATCTGTAAGTTCTCTAATATCGTGAAAGAAAGTTGCTGCCGTCTGTAATGATTTTTGAGTATGACCTTTAAGATCTACTCCATGAGGGTGACGACCAAATTCAGGAAAGTCTAATGTGTCACCTAACGCTACAATAAGATGTGGATTTAACAATTCTACCAACTTTAGAACTAGAACCAAAGCTTTTTCGTCATGGGTGGATACTAGATTTCCATTTACAGAACGATATCCAAAATGAATATCAGGTAATACTAATATGTTCTCTACGTTTTTTGGTCTAGTATCAGATTTATACGTTGATTTAGGTCTAGTCCATGTTACTTGTTGTAGACCAAATTCAATAGGATTAATTGTCTTAGGTACGATGTTAGCAGTAACACCAAAATTTTCGATTTGTGTAAGAGTGTCTTGACCTCCTTTGTCTCTAAGTTTCATAGAGGTCGTCCAACTCTTTACACGCCCATTAGTCATTGTGTAAGAGTCGGTATCTATACCCTTAGACTTTAGATACTCAATAGGATCTGCTGGAGATCCAATCGTTGTTATATTGGCCGTTATGATACCAGTTGCGTCATCTTTTTGTATATCAACTGTTACTTCAGTTTTAGAAACTCCTTGTTTACGACGATCGCGTTTTGCTTTGTAACGACAAGATTTACAATCCTTTCTATATGTTCCGCGATCAGAACGAAGTTCAAACTTATCTATGGACAAAATTTCTTTACAAGTGTCACACTCTTTTGTTTCCATAAGGATCCATAGAAAATAGTTGGAAAGTTATATTCTATTACAGGATACAGAAAAAATCAAACTTCTTCTAAATCTTCGTCGTCGTTAATGCTGTAAAGAATAGGATTACCTTCTTGGTTAATTAATTGAATACCTCCTTGCATAGCCCATTGATATTCATCAACCAAACGAAGTCCATTAGAATCTTTTACGCCATGGGCGATCGTTTTGATGGTATCACCATCTGGTTCAATAATACGCAACAAGTGATAGTTCTCTTCCGGTCCCTCTATGATATAATTCTCCACGGGCACTGATGACAATACACCATCAACACAACTCATCATGACTTGTATAGCCCATTCCTCAAACGATATTTCTTTTACGAAATTACGTTTAGATATACCATGAGCAATAGGTATCAGTCTCTTAGTTGTTACCACTTCAGGTAGATCAAGATTATCTTCGTTAATCTCTTCCTCCATACGTTCTTCAAACAATCGAATAAGAAATATATTGTCTTCTCTCTGATAACAATATCCATCAAAGCCAGATGGTATATCTCCTATTACAACGTTGAGTAGGTTGGCTTTAATAAGTTGTTCAGCTTTATTCTTCTTATTTAGAAAAGCTCCATAAGCAAGAATAGCTGCACTTCCTGAAATAAAACCGAGAATATATTGGATCATAGATACTCCTCGTTATATACGTTTTAACATCCAACCGTTCTCGTAACTTATAGCAGGATTATCATGTATGTAACGATGACATACGTTATTTACAGCCATTAAGTTACCAGAATATATGAGAAGTGGAATGCTATCGATAAAATGTCCTTGAATGATTTCCACTAATTGTGGACTATATAGCAAGAGTTCCTCCTTTATAGAATCTCTATCTAGACGTATAACACCTTGTCTCCCTCTTTTATGGTGTACTGTATCACTGTATAATTTATCACAATGTTGACACCTTGTAAAAGATTGGAGAACACGAATCTTAACTTCATCATTGTAAAAATTCAGTAAAGTCTTTTTTAGATGTTCTCTATTTTTATGACGATCGCTTTGTTTAGACTTCATTATTCAGCTTCTTGATTTTATATATTACATAGGGCCATCCAAACAACGATAGCACAAACCATTTTATCCAAAAATGAGAAGAGAATATCTTTTCAGCACTATTACCAAACTCCAAGCCTAATATAACAAATAATCCTTCATCGTTGATAATCAACGCCGTTAAGACCAATAATAGTAGGAGTGTTGTTAAAACCACACCTACCAGTAGGTATGACACACAAAGCTCAAATATCACACTAAAAATTTGGCTATACATGGTAATACTGTAACACTCTTGTTAGATAGATGTTTCTCAGCTCTGTGAATAGCCGACAACTCATTTCGCGCCCATATAGCGATAATGGTGCGATCTAGGAATCGATTGTGTTTTCTACTGTAGCGATCGCACTGAACCCAATACAACTGCTGGCGTAACAACCTACGCCACAATCTTTGGATTTTAGTGATTAACCACATGCGCCACTAGGATATGTTTTAAGAATCATAACACAGCAAGAGAAACGTGTGTTAGCATAATAGCTATGTTGTTGGAACTTTAATACTATATTATGCTACCGGAACTGATACTCATTTCTGACATACACAGGAGTCTGTTAGAAGCTACGTTCATCTCGTACATAGATGAGGATCTAAACGAACTAGATGAACTGTGGTACGAACAGTGCGATAACGAACAACAAAAACAAATAGACAAAAAAGGTAAATACGAATTCTACATTAAACCTATGTTAGATCTAGGTTTGATAGAATTGAATACTAAGAAAAGACTATATTATTGTACAGAGGAAGGAAAAACAGTACTCCTTAGATTGAGCGAAGATTTTCCTATGTATAGAGAAGGATTAATCGATTACTAAATCAACACTATCCACATCTTGTGAATCAAGAATAACATAGTCGTTGAAATGAAATGCGTCACCCACAATGTCCTGTATAGGAGTAGACGCTGCTAAGTGTGGACAAGAAAACGTTCTATTGTTGTGTTCGTCTTCATAATAAGTATCCACACGTACTTGATCGCCTGATTTTAGCATTTCGCAATTAGGACAGCGGAGATGAGGTTTATATAGAGAAATAGTAAATGATACACTCTTATAAACCTTATCTTCAATGTTCTTAAACAATGTAGAACTACGAGAAACAGCGATCGCTAATACCAACGAAGCTAATCCTTCTTTCTCTATAATCTCTTTGTTATGATCGCTAAAGCCTTCAGAATTTTCGTCGATAACAACTGAACTGGATAAGATAAAATTGTCATCGTCTACGACAAGATTCTCTCCTACGAGATTAGCTCCAATCATAGTTAACAACTTCACATCTAACTTGCGATCGTTCTGATTGACAAGGTTATTAGCGATGTTTAGTTTTACGATAACCCAATTATCAGCGATCGTACTTTCATCTGTTAATTCACGTATCTGGGTGAGTTCTTTCTCAGTTACATCTGTAGCGTTCGAGAAAGCTTTATAAAACTCGTCTTCTGAAACGTCTAACACAAAACGTCTTGAATTATCTGAGGACGTAACACTCTTGTTAGAGGATTTACTAGGATCATAAGCCCAATTCTTTAACGATATGTCACGTTTACTAGGACACTCTTTAGAAACAGGTTCTCCATTAGGCATATTCTTCATACGACTTACAAAACTAATGGTTCTGTTAGCCCATCTAATATGCTTATTAGTCCACTCTGCCTTTTTAGTTTTTAGAAGTTCTAAATTTCTTTTAATTGGAGCGCGAGACACAGAAGCTTTCCTGCTACATTCGGTTTCTGACCATCTTTGCAATTCAGAAGCCGACATATTTACAGCATCTCTATATTTTCCATATACTTCGTCCAGTCTGTCACTATCGACAGCTCTTTTGGATTCGATAGGTTGGATTTTCGTTAAAGCAGAACCTTTATGACCAACCAATGTATCAGTAGGTTCAGAATCTCTATAGACTCTAATTTGATAAGCCGGATCTTCTGGAGTTCCTTCGACTTTCACATCAATATCTGGCACAAGACCATCAGTGACTTTTTTAGTTATTTTACCTCTAGCTCTACCACCACTAGAGTTCCAACTTACAAACTCACCTACTTTGAAATCTTTTGGATTAGCCATGATACTCTAAATGTTCTATAGATAGATTAGAGAAGATTGGATCATTCATCGTACAAAGATAGCAATTCATCCAAGATGGGCTCTTACAAAATCCCCGTTAAGTTGAACAAATTTCTCTTTTGCTTCCTCTTCCTGAACTTCTATAGGTTTACTAGGTTGACTAACTGGGTTTAATCCAGGGATACCATCAAAGTTTACCCAACTAGGCCATGCTATTTCAACAAAAGGTCGTTCTTCACACCATTCTTCATATCCATAGTTCAATGTATATTCAAGTCCTATGGCGTATATAATCTGTTCGGCAATGATAGATCTCGCATGTGCGATCGTTCTACCATAGGATATAGCAGGTAGATTACCTAGTTCTTTACTTGCACCTTGAACAATACCTAGTCCTGCAATAAGAGGTACAGGAACCGTAGGTAGCATACAGGAATACCGCGTTTGCATATAGTAATCCATAAGTCCTTTCAAAGAAGGATTGGCTTCACTACTGCGTCTAATGTCACTACCATGAGGTAGATAGACGTGACTTATGTAACCTTGACCACTTGCTAAGTTAGCTTCAAATTCACTTCTGTAATTTTGTAAATAAGTATTATCGTGTTGTTCACCACAGGTGTGTATCCAAAAGGCCAGTGATTCTCCTGCAGATCGCTCTAAAAGAATACTGGCATCTTTCATTTTACGCCAACTTTCTATTTGTGCGAAACACGCTGGGAATCCATAACGTTGTCGCATACCATAAGAGAACTGTAATATACGAGCTGTATCATAACCTCCCCAAATGCGATCGCTTTCAGAAGGTTGTGTTCTTACTTGTTGTCGATAGCTGATTAATTTCCCTGTTTCATCCTCTTCTACAAACATCGACCATGCTGGTAGATAATTAGATCGCTCAATGTACCATCGTCCTGCACCATCGTTTTGGATGCTTAATTCCATAAAAGCATCACCTCTACCATACGCCCCGTATACAGCTTGTTCAAGGCGTTGAGCACCAAGTACAGGATCTCTACCAGAATATCTATTGGATAAATCCCTTGCGATTCCTATTACTCTATCGTTAGGAGAGCGTTCTAACAGTAAACCATCATCCCTTTTTGTTTTAACACGCCACGATTCAACACTACCATCAGATGACTGAAAACAATTTTGACTGATAAGACGTAAACATGTTGTCATCTCAGGACTCCATGTTATCATCTCCTCACACTCTATGGCTAATGCTACATCACCGTAAAGTAATCCTCGTATGGGTAACTCTACAATGTCCCATACTCTCGTTCTGTAAGTGTTGTGACCGACAGGACGAAGTTGATCTTGGCTTCCTATAAGATCAGCACCTTGAGAAGGTCTTCCACGCTTGCGAGAACGCGATCTGCCGTTGACTAAGTATAATAGATCGCTAACATTCTTGAAAAAAGAAGCCATTTATGTTAAACTCTCAATCGGAGTAATAAGATCAACCATTATGGACATAAATAACTTAGTACAAACAGAGCCGATAAGTCTTGCCTTATTTTCTTTTTTATTGGGCACCATGTTAACATTATCGCTAACCGTAAGTTTCACGTTCGTTTTTCTTTTACTTTTTAGAGATGATGAAACACCTAACGAATGACACCCTTGAATTGTTAGCAAGGAGTATTGTATCACAATTATCCTTTCAACAATCTGTGCAAGTAGCTGTGTTGATTATCGCATATTGTTGGGGCTGTGGACGAAACGAAACAGAGTCCGTACTTGTTAAAGGAGTAAAGGAGTACTTCGATGGAAACTCAGACTGATATTTACGAAAGGCTCACTAAAGTAGAATTAGAATTGGTAGCGTTGAAAAGAGTTGTTTCTAAGAACATCAACGATAATAATTCTTTGCATAGAGACATATATGAAATAGCTACCGGAACCAATATAGCTCAATATGGATGTAGTATAGCTATTAGAACATTATTGGCGCGATTAGCCAAAGAATACGAGAACGATCGCGTCATATATCAATTTATACAAACTTTGTACGAATCTCTATGACAAGGATCGCAACTATTGAACAAAATAATCCCAAAAAAAATAACTTAATGCCGTGTTTTGCGATCGTCCTGCAACGTATAAACGGTATGGATCGTTATACGGAAATAGGGAAAGCTATAGCTGAGCGATCAGAATATCTCTATAACAAAAACGGTTTGTATATACAGCCTCAAAACGGTAAATCTCCGTATATTGACGGGTTTCAAAATTGTTTAGATCTGCTATGTTACCTTGTTCAAGCTGTAACAGAAGCCCTTATAGCTAATGAAGATCAGGGAAAAATAGATGTACTCGAACGTTGCTTCCGTGCTACTCTAGAAATGGCTCTAATACTTTATGACAACGAGCAAAACAAATGTTGAACTACTTGGATCAGTTAATTAAAACTACCACGTTGGAAAAAATCTCGTATTTGGTAAAAACATTTGGTAGAAAAGAATTGGAAGTTCTTTATCAAAAATTGAAAACTGTCACAAACTCGAACGATGAAGTGATAAATAAAAGTCGTGGAGAAATAGAAACAAAGGTGATAGAACTTTTCAAAAAGGTAAAAAATGAAAAGTCCTAGAAAAGCCTGGTGTATACATTACATTGGAAAGATTAAAGGTAAACACACGGCATATAGAAAAGCTATAGCCATACAATACAAGGATGGTGCGATGTTACATTACGGTATTGTCTTTTTTGCCAAACACGGGAAAAGAGATGGATACTACATAACAAAATCGCTAAACGTTAATCCAATGTATGTAGATAGTAAAGAGCTGTTTCTGACACCGCTATGAACATAGTGAATCTGCCGCCTCTCCCAGTTCTTATAAGATCTGAGTATTTAGAGAATGGTGACTCTAAAAGACTTATAAAAGCACGATTAGCCACTGTAAAAAGTGTGCCAGGAGAGGCGTTTAGATTTGAGGTGTATATACCAGAATACGGGGCGTTATATGACAAACTTCCAATAGAATGTATTCTACACAAAGAGGGGAATAACTATTTACAGACAAACGAATTACAGTTATGGGATTGTTTTGATA